GCAAGAAGCGTAGAAGTATTTTCTAATATCTTCGGGCGTGAATAGTTTAGTCACTTGATCTGCCTCCGTCAGGGCAAACGCGTTCAGGAGCCGCCATTGATGGCGTCCGTGCAGGAGTTCAGGGCTGTTCTGGTCTTCTCCAGCTCCCCCCTGGTGAGGGCCAAATCCGACCGAGTCTTCTCCAGCTCGCCCATGAGCTTTAGGTTCTCTTTCCGGGCATCCGACAGGCAGTCCCGAGTCTCATCCAGGTCCGCGGAGAGGGATGCGTTGGACCCCTGCATGATCTCCATCTGCTGGCCACATGACCGGAACTGATACGCCAGATAGATAGAAGCTGCCAAGAAAAACAGGAGGACAAGGATCTCGATCATCCTACTTCTCCTCCGTGTCGCCTGCCTTGCGGAGGACTATCTTCTCGCCGTTGCTCCATTTCCGCAGGGCTATGATGAGCGGGAATATGACCACTCCCAAAGCAGCTATTTGTTCTGCGGTCAGGCTCACAAAACCGAGCATTGCCGCTAGCGATGCCAGAGTTCCTAGGAACGCCACTAACGCAATTTGGGATTCCCACGGATATTGTTCTACCACTTCGTTTTCAGTCATGTCAACCACCAGACACTTATAGGATCAAATTTCATTTATTTACCTCCAATTATAATATTGATATGATCAGCAACTTTCGTCGCTGCCTTGCGGTAATTGGCCTGTAATGCTTTGGTGATCCAGTGATCCTCACCCACCCGATGGTGGAGGCTAGCGTCCTCGTGCTGCCGTTCCGCATACGGGGCAGCCGAACCGCCGGCGCCAAGCAAGATACCCTGATCCGATCTCTCCACTACGTGAGAGGCTTTCATGACACCGCTCCGCACGGGACACTTGGCAAGTGCAACGGGTTTCACATCAGCCATCATGAATTCCTCGAGACCGTCTAAAGCCCCCTGCTTCACCAGCTCTGCGACGGCGTTGCCTTTCCATGTCACTTCACATCTGATTTGAACCGGCATAATACCTCTTCACAAACAAGACGCGGTCGACGCGAAACCTCCAAAAAACTGAATACACGGTCATTCAACCGGATGGTTGGACCCCTCAGATACACGCCGCATAAATCGGTTTTCAGCTCAGCGACCTCTTCCGGCCCGAGATCTTGTATGTAGATCTCGTTATAACCGATCCCATACCGGGCAAGCCAGTACTTGATAATCTTCGAATAGTGATCGCCCGGGCTGTTGGATATGAGATCGATGTTCATGAGAATCCCCGCGAAAATTCAGATGTATATGATCAGGGCGTACTGATCCCCGGTCTCGTCGACCAGCCTGACTATCTCCTGGATGGGATAGCTCTGGCCGTCGAAGGTCACCTTATCACGCATGGTGGCTGGCACCGCGCCAGAGCAATATATCCAGATGATGGACGAGCACTCGTTGGCCAAACTCTTCCGCTTGTACCGGACATAGCAGGAGTATGTTGTCCCTGTTCCATATGTTGCGCTTTTTCCGCCATTGGATTGGTAGGGGCTCAGGACGAAACTCTGATTCAACATACCAGCAAAATCGATTGCAATATCAGGCATCGAGCCACCAATGTTCTACAGGATTGATCATCTCGATATCTCCATTATATGCCGCTCGTATAGCCTGGGATTCATCTCCCAGATCATGGTCAATGCCCGGCCTTCGTTTGGAGCCTTCCCGGCGGCCACCAGCGCAGCGGCCATGTCGACTGCCTCATCATAGGCGCTGATATGCGTTGATTCTGGTGCAGGATTTGTGGCGGGCACCAGCCTCTGGTTGATCTCGATCAGAATCGAGTCCAACCGCTGGGCCAGCGTGGGATTCTCCAACGAGATATCCAGAAGTAGCCTTCCCAATTGTTCGGGCTCTCCCACATAAGGGTATCGCTGCCTAGCAGCGCCGATGAAATCCGCTTCCAACTGGATGGTCTGCAAAACTTTCTTGGCTTGCTTTGATCTATTCATCCTCGCCCCAGGCCGGCCCGGATAGGTCCGAAGATTCAAACTCCATGGGATAGTTGCCTTTCACCGTTCCGACACTCGGTGCAGTGAAGTCGAGCTGGCCTGCAGATTGATCTGATTCGAGCTGATCGATGGTAGCCAACATGGCAGCGTGCCGTTGGCTGCGCTTCGTGACTAGGCCGTCCAGATCTCTGTCGAATTCCCGCGCGAGTTTTGCTGCCGCGGATTTTGCTGCCTTCACTGCACCCCCCAGCAGATCGTTGCCCGCCAGGGAATAGAAAAATGCTATGGCCTCATCAGAAAGGATAGGGTCCGTGGAAACATCTACATCTCCGATCATCTGCCGTATCTGGTCGTTGATCTTCGTGAAATCGGCTGAAAAGTTGTACGTAGGCGCTGTCATCCGATGAGCTCCAGTATTTCTTCTCTGCTGTCGAATCCGGCCCGCTTCCAGCCGGGCATTGGATTCTCGATCTCGACCAATTCAGGGGATTCTTCCGTCCCCAGATCAACCGTGGCCTTACTATCATCGGTTTCGGCCAGGGTGGCTAGATCGGCCTCTGCATGTTTCGCGTGCTCTGGCATAGTCGCCAGAATGTTCTTATAATCCTGCTTAGTCAGCGGTCCTTGTGGATATCCTCTCATCGTGTCACCTCATGAGAACGTGTAGTGTCTATTTATTTTCTTTACAATTGATATAAACGGCAAATGCGATTCATATTTCTTCAGCTGGTCCATCAACACGATCGAGCCCGTGAAAGTGATATGCTGCTTGCCTTCAAGCTCGAAGTGAATCGTGAGATATTGAGTGCCTTTCTTCTGGTGACTGTCTTTGATCTTGTATCCAGTAACCAGGATTTCTTTGTTCAGGACTTCGTCAAGCCGGAGCTTCTCTCCGTCGAATGATTCTTCGTCAGCGAAGTCGCCGAACCGTTCAGGCATTGGCAAGCCCCAGAGAATGCTTGAAATTGTGGCTGTTTGCCCATAGAAGCCAGCCTTCTGTCGATGCCATTGATGACCTATACTGATCAGCGGTGATTTCGCCTCGGGTGAGCTGGCCGGGAAGAGATCTCATCCGGCGCTTGATCCTCTTAGCAGTGGACTTCCTCACCAGGATGTGGTCCGGAAAGTGCCGGTATCCCAAGAAATCTATGCCCTGGCGAACTGGAAATATGTCATTCTTGCTCAGGTCCAGAGCGAGCCTTTCTGCCAGGAAAAGCTCTATCTCTTCTGCCATCTGGTGAAGGAGCCTCTTATCTTGGTGGAGCAGGACGAAGTCGTCGCAATAGCGGATGTAGTGCCCGATTCTCATTTCATGCTTCAGGAACTGGTCTAGCTCGTTCATGTAGAGGTTGCCGAGCCACTGGCTTGTGTAGTTCCCAATCGGCACGTTCTTGCCTCCCGGAATGCTGTAGATGATGTCCTCCAGCAGCCATAAAGTGTCTGGGCACTTGATTTTTCTCCGGACAATTCCAAAGAGGATGTCATGGTCTATCGATGGATAGAACTTCCGGATATCCATCTTCAGGCAATAAGCTCCTGGGCCGGCCGCTCTGATGAAGTCCATAGTCCTTCGACTTGCGGCATGAATACCCTTTCCTGTCCTGCATGCATACGAGTCATGGATGAACAGGCCGCTCCAAATGGGTTCAAGTATGTTCATCAGAGCGTGCTGCACCACCCTGTCCGGATTGAAAGGCAGCTTATAGATGATCCTCCTTTTTGGTTCGTAGATCATCTTCTCGGTGTATGGCGATGTGGTGAAGGTCTTCTCAATCAGAGAGTCCCTTATATCGAAAATGTTCTCATCCAAATCATCATCGAACCGGCTGATAGTATTCTGCCAGCTCTTGCCTTTTCGGGCCTTTCGGTAGGCTAGAAAGATGTTATCTAGCTCAATTATCTTCTCGAAAAGGCAGCCGTGGCGTTTCATGTTGATTTTTGAGAGGGGCAACGTTCCGCAGTGTACTAGCTGCCCATCTCCTCCGTTGTGTGTTTTGCCTGTTCTAAGACAAGGTTAGCGAGTCCAGCCAGGAGTTGCTCTCCGCGCTTTTCCTGGATCCGTGCTGAACTGGCTGCTGATATTCGAATTCGAATTCCACTGCCAATAATTCGCATTCCGATACTGCGAACCTGCATTAGCCGCATTCGTCCAATTTCCGCCTGCGTACAGCTTAACTCGCCCAACCTGTAACAGATGTTGTTACCATAATTCTCGACTTCCGACTAGGCGGGCTCCGCGCCGAACCGGCCGCCGATACTCGAATACGAAGCCCA